AAATACAGTGTGTATAGAAGATGTAAATCGTTTGATTTTATCTTTATACTGTAATTTCCACCTATGAGGACATCCTCTAAATATTGACATTTGAGAATAAGAAATATTCTTTTGAAATGCAAAATTTATAGGTGATGGGGGATTATTTCTAATCTCCTTTACTATTTTTGGGATTTTTTTAGCCAAACTATTTTTTCCATTTGTCGCGACCTACTAAAAGACCGATTATTCCATAATTAGCAACATCAATAAATGTATCTTGTATACCCTCACCTTCAACAAATGCTTTACCATTAATTAATAGGTTTTTTAAACGTGATATTTTATCAGTTAATCTAATACATAACCCAGTTAGTGAAAATTGTTTATCATCGCTATTATTAACGATATCTCCGCCTAAAGCTATGTTATTTAAACCATAATCCATATGTTTACGAGCAAACATTTGATACATTTCTTTTTGAATTTGTTTAAATTCCTTAGATAATTCAGGGTATTCTTTTTCGAATACTTGTACACTTAATTTTGTTGATACACCACTTTTGGCATCCATAATTTCTCTATCACTCATATCTGTAAAATATTTTTTAATTGAATCACCCATTAATTTGCTGTTCTAAGGAAAAATACTTATCTATAGCTGTTAATCTATCATCAGCATCAACTAACATAGCAAGTGCTTCTTCGGCATTTTTATAAAAATCTCCTGTTGTGTGGTCACCAATCCCAACTGCTCTATCACCTAGTAATTCAAGTGATAATAGTGCTTTTGCTTTATCTGCTATTGCAGACGTACGTAACATTTCTATTAATTTTATCATTTTATTAAGGGTTTTATTTCTTTTTTACTTAATCCTATGTTATTCAATATACGATTAATTTCTGGGGTATCCAATATATTTATATATTCTTTTGCTTCTTTACTGGAACATTCAAAATAATTTTTAATATAAATAATTAAATCTTTATTAGGTTGTTTTGATTTAGATTTAATATATTTATTCCATTTATTATTTTGAGGTATAAATTCTTTGTATACTTGATATATAGCTCTTTTTTCTTGGGGTGGATATTCTTGAACATAATTTACTATTTCAAGATAATCCTTATTCATAGACAAAAATCTATGAACCATATAACTATTAAAAACATCCCAGTCTTTATCCGAAAATTTATCGACTGGGGTTTTATATTGGTTTATATGTTTGAGCCAATCAAATATATTAGCACAATTCATCAGCTAACTCTTCTCTTAAATCCTTAGGTACAGAATCAGTTAATATTTTTTTAGTTTCAGGATCATAAAATACTGGAATAGGTAATACGGCATCATCATCTGTTCCTGTTACAAAACGAGATACTTTACGTAAAATTACTCCTTGTTGGAAAATTGACCCACCATTAAAATTTTTAACTTCAGTGGTGTTTTTTAAATCAATTTGAGGTTGTTGTGGTGCTTGTTGCATAATTATTTATTATTTATTAAGTTTTGAATTAACGACATTGTATTTATTTCCTTGTCGATACGGAAATTAGCTTTATATTGGTGTTCATTTATTAAAATAGCTACTGTACCTTCTTTACCTGGTAGATATTCATTTGCTCTATCAAATAATGCTTTAAATAACTCATCAAAATCATCTACATTAGCATCAGCTATAATTTGACGAATTGTTTTAAATTCAGCTTTACCTTTCAATTCAGTAATAACTTTATCTATATAATTAGATGATACTAATATTGATTTATCTAATTTTAATGTGTTATCTTGTGTAGATAACTGTATAGTATTGATGCATTTACGTAAATCAGGGTAGTATTGATTAACTAAAGGTACTAAATCATTTATATCATGTTCAATAGACTCTTGTTGTAGTATCCAATTCAAATGTTTAGCAACATCTTTTTTAGTAGGAGGAACAATTTTAAGTACTTGACATCTAGATTGTAAAGGATCAATGATACGCTCTACAAAATTACAAGTCATAATAAAACGTGTCGTACGAGAAAATGTTTCAATTATGTTTCTGAGTGATGCTTGCGCTTGAATCGTGAGAAAATCCGCCTCGTCCAAGATAACAACCTTGAGGGGCTTAAATGAAGCAACCGATGCGAAACCAGAGACTTTATCCCTAATAGTTTCGATCCCACGCTCGTCAGAAGCGTTAATATAAATGTGATCACAATCTAAATTTTTAATTATTATTTTGGCTAATGTAGTTTTACCTGTACCCGCAGGTCCGTAAAATATTAGGTTTTGAATATCATTCTGTTCTAAATATTGGGAAATGGATTTTTTAATATTTTCATTCCCCACATAATTTTTTAACTTAGATGGTCGATATTTTTCTACTAATAAACTATGATTAGTATTCTCCATAAATAGAATATTTCTTTTCGGGTTCAATTTTTACTTCTACTTCATCTGTATTGATAGCATATAATTGGCTTTTTAATGGGGCTAATCTATACTCACCTCTAAATCCTGTTTTTGTCATATAAGCTTCTAAAGTATCAGTTAGAGTTTTATGAACAGGACCATCAGGTTCATTTGCGACTAATCTCCATTTATCGCCAGGCGGAACTCGCCTGGCAATTAGGATATAATCTTCAATTATTTTTGTTTCTGGTTTGCTCATATTAATATAATTCTCCCTGCATTGATCCCTGAGTGGCTGAATGTACGTGTCTTAATTTTTCTTCAACTGAATTTTTATCCTGAGATAAAGTACATTCTGTTAATAATACAGTACCAGCAATTGATGCTGCATTTTCTAGTGCCAATCTAGTAACTTTCATTGGATCAATCACGCCTCTTGATTTAAAATCTACAACTTCTCCACTATCAACATCAATACCAGCCCATTCATCATTTCCTGATTCTACTAGTTTATATTTACCTAACATTTGTGCTTCAGTATCATCATAACCAGCATTAATCAAAATTTGTTCAAATGGTCTTTTACAAGATAAAGATACAATTTGGTTACCTGTTGTTTTCCCTTCTAAAATTTGAGAAGCATATAATAAAGCAACTCCTCCTCCAGGTAATATTCCTTCTTCAATTGCTGCTTTTGTTGCATGTAAAGCATCATCAACTCTATCTTTCTTTTCTAGCATTTCTGTTTCAGTGTTCCCACCTACATGAACAATAGCTACTCCCCCAACAAATTTTGCTAATCTTGATTGTAGTTTTTCAATTTCAAATGGGGTTGTTGCCTTATCTATTTGTTTTTGTAATTCTTCAATACGTGATTCAATTACTTTAACATCACCTTTACCATCTACTATTGTTGTAGATTCTTTTTCTACAGTTACAGTTCTAGCTTCTCCAAACCAATCCCAACTAAATTTATCTAATTTCATACCCTTTTGAGTATCAAATACTGTACCTCCAGTTGTTATTGCAATATCTTCTAAAACTAATTTTCTTCTATCACCGAAATCAGGTGCTTTTACAGCACACACACTCATAGTCCCTCTCATTTTATTAACAATAAGAGTAGCTAAAGCTTCATTATCAATGTCTTCGGCAATAATTAAAAGTGATCTTGCTTGTGAAGATACACTCTCTAAAATAGGTAATAATTCTTTAACTTGTGTTAATTTTTGATCTGCTATTAGGATAAGGGGATTGTCCAATACAGAAGTCATATCATTATTATTTGTAACAAAATAAGGTGACTTGTAACCTCTATCAAACTGTAACCCTTCAACAGTTTCTAAATAAGTCTCTCCAGTTTTTGATTCTTCTATATGGACAACTCCTTCTAATCCTACTTTTTCAATAGCAGTAGCAATTAACTTTCCTGTTTCACTATCATTATTTGATGAAATAGTTGCAATTTGTTCTAATTGTTCTTCACCTGAAATATCTTCTGATATTCCTCTTAATTTTTTTATAACATTTGATGTTGCTTCATCAATATCTCTTTTTATTTTAACAGCATTTTCCCCACTGTCAAGAGCCTGTAATCCATGTTTAATCATTTCTCTAGCTAGTAAAGTAGATGTTGTAGTTCCATCACCCGCTTTTTCTCCAGTTTTCATAGCAGCTTGTCTAACTAATAATTGACCTAATTGTTCACTTGAATTAGTTTGAACAAATGATTTAGCTACAGTTACACCATCTTTAGTTGAAACGGGTGCATCCATTACTCCTTTATAAATTACTACATTTCTACCTGCAGGTCCTAATGTTGATACAACTGCATCTGCTAGTTTATTAATGCCTTGCATTAATCCTTCTCTAGCAACTTTTCCGTATTTAATTTCTGTTTCCATTTGTTATATATTTTCTAAATTTTCTTTATCAATTGAATTTACTTCTGTTTCAGCTAATACTTCTTCAACAGTTACTGTTTCTGTAATTTTTGCTAGAATTTGATTTTCTGGACCTACATAATATTCATCCCCATCATAAGGTAATTTAGTAAACCCCATAGTAGGTAATACTACTTTATCTCCTATTTTTATTTGGGTTGGAATAAAATCTCCAGTTATTGTAGATTTTCCAGGACCAACTGCAATAACAGTTCCTGTTTCGTTTTTTTCTTTACCTAAATCTGGGACTATTATATTCCCATAAGTGGTTTCTTCAATTTCGATCGGTTTAACTATAACCGCATCAAATAGTGCTTCTAAGGCCATCTGTGTAATTTTTAATGTTAGTTTCTATTGATTTAAATTCATTTAAAAACTCAGAAAGAGATTTATACTCTTTTCGAGTGTGTAATTTTTCTTTAGCTACTTTTACAAGTGCTTGTTGAAATTCAGGATAATATCCTTGGGGTTTTGCATATTCAGTCCCATTCCCTTTTGATCTAAAATGATTTTTATCAGGGGTAATCCTTTCGTTTACTGTATAACATAACTCATCTTTGGTTATGTAATAGGGTTCCATTAAAGGATCTGAAATGGTTGTCAATGATTTTGGTTTTCTTGCCATATATAACTTATTTATTTAGACGTGAATATACGAATAATATTGCGCTAGGACACGCTTTTTTGGTAAAACTTTTATTTTATTTTAATAGACTTTGGTTTAGCTTCATCAGCTAAAGGTATAAAAATTTTCAACAAACCATCAAGCATTTCTGCTTCAGTTATTGATAAATCAAATTTAGGTGCTATTTTATATCTTAAGTCAAATGACTTTTTAGATAAACCATGATAAATATACCCTTCAAAATTATCCCCTTTATCTTCAGGTTTTTTATAGGTAATTTTTAAAATATCTCCTTCGATATCAAGAATAACATCTTTTTTAGTTAACCCAGTACAGGCAACTTCAAAATGAAGTCCTTTATCATCATAGAAAATATTAAGTGGATGTGGTTGTTTTGAATTTAATGCTGGTGCAAATTTCTCTTCAGCATTGAAGTGATTCTTAAAAAGAATGTCGAAAGGACTTAGATGCCTCTCTAGTAATTGTAATGTACTCATATCATTTAGTTTTGTGGGGCCGAAGCTCCCGATTAATTAAAAATATAACTTGTGCCCTAGCTACAATGTTATTTTGTTATACGTATGTTAATTTTTTATTCTGCATCAAAGAAAAATATTTGAAATAATCTACTTGATTCAAGATCCCAACCACAATATTCAGATGCTGAGTGGATTAAACCAGCATCCCATAGAACTAGCCTATTAAATACATTTCCTACTACATCAACTAAATCATAAGGAGATCTGTCTACAAAAGTTTCTTTACCTACAGGGAATGCTTGATTTAAATCAGGGTGGCTATCATGTCTAATAGAATGAGCACTTCCTAAATTACCTGGGTTATAGTGTTTATATGCCCAAAAAGAAGTACCAGTCCAATAAGGAGCATAAGGAGTTAAATAAATAGCGGCAGCATATGACTGTTCATCACAATGATAAACTAATTTTGTACCTGCTATATTTGATTGAAATCTCCCGTTCATTCCATAATGTTCCCATTTAGTAATCTTTTTCCCTAAAGTTTCTTCAAACTTTTCTTTCATTCCATCAAAAAACCATTGTTTTCTAGTACGTTTACCTAAATACCCGGGATCATCATAATAAGTTTGAGATAATGCGTGTTCTCTAACAGCTAAAGGATCTTCATAAAAATCATCTACTACCCAAATCCTTTTATTAGCATTTGGATTTACATTAAATCTGTTAGAATGGATAGGCCCATATTCAGATTCTTTATTGTTATCTTTGTCTATTATTTTTTTACTCATTTCTTGCTATAAAATATTCACTATTTACTTCTTCGGAATAGAAGTTTAATTTTAACATTCCTTGTTCTGATAGTTTTAAAGTACCTTTATCCATATCTTTATTAGAATTTAGAATATCTTTAAATATATCAGAATCAAAAGGTATTTCTATATCACTTTTAGTTATATTACCTTGAATTTGATATGTAATTTTATTTGAAAATCCAGTATTATCACCAAATATAAACTCACAAATATTATTCCCATCCATATCTGTAGTACTTGTAAGTAACATATTATTTACATCTGCTAATGCACTTTTTGCTTTAATTAAATGATCAATATCTTCTCTTTCTAAATCAAGCTCCATTTCAAATGAATCTGGGTCTTCATAGTATGTATTTTTTCCTAAAATAAGAATATCAGCTAATGAATAGGTTAAATCGAAATTTAAATCAGCAATATGCATTTTAATATACACAGATTTTATTTTTTCTAATGATACCATTAATTCACCATTAGTAATGGATATTAACTTACTTAATTTATGTGTATCAAAAACACCTAATTCTGAATCTTCTAATGGGAAATTATTATGTTCTATTTTACATACTCTACCTGATTCACCTGCGTAAATAGTTAGTTTATTATCTTTAATTCTCCATTTTACCTGGTTATTTAAACCATTTAGGTAATATTTGGAAATAACTGATGTTAATGTTGACTTATTTATCATAACTGGAATATACGAATTTTATTTTAAATTTCAAAAGAACTTAGGGCATTTGTGTAAGGATTTAAATCTAATGACCATTGTAAATCACTAAAAAAACCTTCTAATTTGTTTAATAATATTGAATCAAATACTTTTTGTCTATCAGCATATCTATTTAAAAAGTCTTGAACCTTTTCTGGTATATCATAATCAAAAAATGCTAATGCTTCTATTTTATAGGGATTATCTTTACAATAAATCCATTTTACTTTATCGGCCATTGTTATTAAATTATGTTTTCTATCTAATTTCCACAATTTTAATAAATCATTATATCTAATGGCTGCTCTAACTGGTGCAGGTGCACCCTTAAGTATTTCAGTAAACATTTCACCTGCTCTAGCACTTGTACCTGAATATTTTTGTAATTTTTTAACTGCTGTTGGGTTACCTAATTTTGCTAGTGGTATTTCCCCACCTAATATTTGTTTTTTAAAAACTTTAATTTGATCAATTATATTAGCTTTTTCTTCACCTTTTAATACCTGCTGTAAAATATTATTAAAAAATTCTCCTAAAATAGGTGGAAAATTTGCTTTCATAAACTCTAAACCTTTAATATCTAAAGTTTCTTTTTCAATACCTTCTTGTTTAGTAATCCATTGTGCATAACGTCTTGTTGCTCTAAAATATGCTGATCTAATCACACATTCAGTTTTCATTTCAAGTCTATGTTCTGGGACATTAAAACATTCTTTAGCTAAAATATCATAATGATCAGTAATAACATCTTGATACTTAAGGGCTACTTTTTCTAAAATATCATCCTTTTCTTTATCAGTAAATTCTTCAAAATTAGGATATAAATGAAGTAATATAGGTTCGGCATTAAAATAATTAGAATCAGTATCTACATAAGCACAGTAATTTTCATCATCTGCGTCACAAATCCACCAAGGTGTTTCTTCTAAATGTTTCATATTAAAATGATCTTTCTCCTGGGATTGGGGGTAAATTAACTGGTTTGTCTCCATTTGAATCTAGATCTGCTCTTTCTTTTAATTCAATTATAAATTTACGACCTTTTAATCTAAAATGCCCGCCTTGCCTTAACATTTTCCTAAAAAAGTTTTCTTGGGTTTCATTCCATTCTTCACTTAAGAGTATTAGGTCATCTTTAATAACTTCTTCCCCATCCACTGTTATGTGCATGTTGTTTCTAATTGATTGTTTTTTTAATGCCATTATATATCTAGTTTTAATTTCCCACGCATAACTTTATTCATATGTCTATTAGCACATAGAGCAGATTCTTGTATAATTCTGTGACCTGATAATGTAATTGCTTCACTTAATATTGATTGGTTCATTCCGTATCTAAATGAAGGTAATGCTGTAGCACCATATAAACTATTAAGCAAAATTTTCATTGTATATTGCATTAAATGATTATATTCACCTGCTTCTTTATCTCCAGACTTATATGCTTTTTTCATACGTCCTTTATATAAAACACGTTCTTCAAACCACTTTTTAAGTATAGTTGATAATACTGCTTCTTTATCTGTTCTAAACATTGAACCATTAGCCGCTACTGCTAAATTATTTTGTTTAATCATTTCAACCAATCTTCCAGCATTAACATAAGTTTGTTTTCGTTTTGCATTTTCTACTAATAATTTTTCTTCGGGATCACGTTCTTTTAAATCGTTAAGACCCAATCTATTATTACGATCATCTGCATCTATAATACGACCCACGAATGTTTCTTTACCAATGTTAATTGACATAATTATAGATGGATACAGTGATGTTAAATCTTCATCAAACATGTATTTGTATAATCCTGCTTTAGGGCAAAAAAGATATCCTCC